TTTTGCCCGCATCGCGGACTTTTGGGTTTGGATGCCGCAACATTTGCATAGCCGCATCCATAGGGTCGTCAGTAGCCGCGCCATTTTGCTTGGCTGCGTTCATAACTTGAGTTACGTAGTCTTGCGCTTCTTGCGCTTCTCGAATTGACATCCGAGCTTGACCCAACTGCGCTTGCGCCAATTCGTTTTGAGTGCCCGCAGCTCTTCTTTGATCTTGAGCAGCCAAAATGTTTTGCACTTGCCCATACTGCGCCAACGGGTCAGCAATTTGAATTGGCTGAACACCAAGTGAAATTCTAGGATCGATAGGCATTATGAAACTCCCCAAGGGTTATCCATAGCGTTACGTTCATTAAGCGCGTTTACCATATTTTGGCTGTTTTGGTAATTCAAATACGTATTTAAACCACCTGTCAAAGCGTTTGCTTGGCCAACATATCCAGATGCTCTGGCCGCAGCCGCACTGCCCATATTGTTGCCAATATTGGACGCCATTTGTTGGCCTTGTTGGCCTATTTGTTGTGCGGTTGTTTGGCCCATACCTGTGAGCGACTGTAAAGGTTGCAAACGGGCGGCGCGCTCGGCTTGATAGCGGTTGAATGCGTTGGTGTATTCTTGCGAGCCCATCTCTTGGCCAAACCGTTGTAGCGCCTTACCCGTGCCGCCAGACAGCAAGCCGCCACGGGCCGCAGCAGACCGTTCTAATTGTTTTTGGCCTTCTTTCAAACGAAACGCGTAACCTGGATCGGCTTGAAACTTATCCATAGTAAACGGTTGATACCTTGACGCTTCAACCAGTTCTGGCAACGCATTGACGCCCACATCGTAAAAAGGCTTTTGTCTTGCAACGTCTTCTCGGTATTGTTTGTATTGCAATTCCGAAGCGCGATCCATTGCGCTAGCTTGCGTATCCGCAGCTTTGCCTGCTACATACCCGCTATATATAGTGCTGCCTACAACTGCTGTTGCTACCCATGTCATATCAAACTCCTTGCGCCGGTATTTGCGGCAATGCTTCAACAGATGCAATCAATCCCAAATCGTCGTACGACGGGGCGATAACTTCATGTTCAATTTTATCTAGCTCAGTTTCAGACTCAAATTCAGTCAAATGGACAGTTGTCCATATTGTGTCTTCTAACGCACGAACCACACGTTTCAAGCCAACCTCTGAGATAAACGTGCAAGGTGCTTTTAAATGCTTTTCGCCAAACTCGGTGTATACGATAACTTCGCCTTGCGTGATGAAATTGAGGTGCTGGTGCCGGTGTATTTTTCCAATTACTATCGACCCTTTAGGGAGCTTTATCTCTCTGGCGTAAGTGCAGCAGCCATACTTTTCATCTTTAGGTGAAAAATAATGTTTCAACGTGCATTCTTCAGCAATAGATTCCACTTCGCCATTGGCAATCATGGCGTCTAATCCGGCTTGAACCGTCAAGACGTTTTGGCGAAATTTAACCTTATCAACTAGATCGTTCACGAGACTTCCCTTCCACTGACGCGCATGTTGATGGCGCTGGCTGTACCTGCGATTGTGGAGATAAATCCCCCAGAAGGCAATATCTGGCCAACGAGTTCAGGAAAGATATAAGTCTCAGACGCGGCCAAGGTGCGCTGCTTGACGATCAAGTTGTCGTTGCTGGCGGTGCCTGTGGCCGTGATCAAGTTAACGCTGATGGTGGCCGATGAGCCACTGTAGTTGGTGGCCGTGAACTTGTCGATGATCGTGGTCACGCCATTGGCAATATATTGCGTTGTCTGCGTTGCCTCAACGGTTTTGGCTGGAACTAAATTTTTGGCGGTTACAGTCATTGAAGCACCTTTTACAAAACAACCCAGCGGGAACCTGACGAAACCGTCACTGTCCTACCGCTAGCAATGGTGATCGGCCCAGCCGACATGCCTGAATTTCCAGTGGCTATAGTGTAACTCGTTGAAACAGTTTTGCTGTTGACGTAAATCCCGTTCCCCGCGTTAAAGTGTTGCGACAAGAATTCGCCTGTAGACGGCTTGTACAGCAACTTGGCGTCGCTGGTGTAAATCGTGGCCAACGAACCTGATGTGGCCGCAGCAAACGTAGGGTATACGTTGGTGGCCGTGGTCGTGTCGTTGGTGATCGTTGCCCCGCTACCGCTGGCCACCGCCCAAACAGCCGTGGTGCCGTTGGACGTCAAGACGTAGTTGTTGGCCCCAATGGCCAACCTTGTGGCGCTGTTGGCACCGTTGCCAATGATCAAGTCGCCCGTGGTGGTGATGGGCGACAAGGCGTTAAACGCTGCGGCAGCGGTTGTTTGGCCAGTGCCGCCGTTGGCAATAGGCAAAGCCGTTCCTGAGTAGGTGATGACCAAGGTGCCCGACGAAGTGATCGGCGAGCCGCTGATCGACAAGAACGACGGCACAGTCGCAGCCACCGAAGTGACCGTGCCACCAGGGTTGCTGGAATTAATCGTCTGGTTTGGCCAAGTGCCGGTGATGCTGACGTTGGTGCCTGCTACCAGTGATGGAGTGGCCGTGCCTGTACCGCCGTTGGCCACCGCCACGATGCCTGTGACGTTGGACGCTGTGCCTGTGGTGTTCTGGTTAAGTGTAGGTACGTCAGCAACTTGGATGGTATCCATTACCACATTGGTGCCGTTACCTCTCAAGTATGAACCGCTGGTAACCGCGCCAGCAAAAGTGTTCATGGCCAATTGAGCCGTAGCCTGCCCCGATCCACCATTGGCCACCGCCACGATGCCTGTGACGTTTGCTGCCGTGCCAGTGGTGTTTTGATTGAGCGTGGGCACATCTGCCGCCACGATTGCGCGGAAAGTTGGAGTTCCTGCCAAGCCGTCGGGCGCAGCGAAGAAATAGTTGGCCGTCTGGCTGGCCAGCACCGCCGTCAAAGTGCCTGTGGTTGTGACGGGCGAGCCCGACACTGTAAAAATGGCAGGTAGGGATAACCCTACTGAGGTGACTGTGCCCGTGCCATACGAACTGCCAGGGATGTTTTTCCAATACCCCAAGGTACTGTCGTAAGCGATCAGGTCATCGTTGGCCAAGGTGCCAAACTGCACGTTGGAGTCTGTACCACCAAGCACAGAACCTGGGTTGATGCGGATAAGAACTGTGCCGCCACCACTAGACCCGCCGTTGATAACCGCAGCCATTTGGACTTTGATATTGGGCGCTGAAGGTTTGGTTTTTGTCAACCCACCTGCTACCGAAGGGTCGTACCAAAGAATATCTCCATCGGCGTACCCCGATGTGTCCACATTTCGCAAAGTGCCAAAAGATTGAACCAAACCAAAGTCATTGAATGGTATTGCTTCAGCCGCAATACCCATGATGTAGGAACCATCTGTAATGCCTGTAGCTGGAGCCCCTGTTGGCACACCGCTGGCACCAACCGCGCCAGTAAACATGACAACTTGGCCTTTGGTAATCGCGCTTGTGGCTTTGCAATAGAAAAATTGATCCTCGCCAATATGTTGGGTGACATTACCGCCCGCCATACCCAAGCCCAAAGTATTGTTGCCATCCCAACCCAACTGCCCTGCGGTAAGCGCGGTAGCGTATAGAGTGTCAAACTGCACGTAGGTCGGGCTACTGATGGCCCCCGTAAGGCCAGACAAACTGGTGATGTCGGCGTTGGCACCTTTGAGCGCAAAGGGAGCGCCTGCCGCCGTTGAGGCTCCTGTGCCACCGTTGGTAATATTCAAAATACCAGCAAGCGTAATTGTGCCGCTGGTGGTAATCGGGCCACCAGAAGTGGTCAAGCCTGTCGTGCCGCCCGATACATCGACCGATGTGACCGTACCTGAGCCACCACCTGCCGTTGCAGGTACGAATGGCGGCGCAAGTTGCAAGTCATCCAAAGATGTCTGGTTGTTGCCGCCGCCAACCAAAGTGAATATGTTCAAAAAGAACCGATACCACTCACGCGACATCAACCCCGTGCGAGGGTCGATAAACTCGACCCGCGACGAAGGTAGGTTCGTTATATTAAGTAATTCAGGCATTGGTCGGGCTCAGAATCAATTCAGCGCCCATAATGGCGACCTTTACAGGATCGGTGCCAGACACTTCATAGACCCTATCCCGCAGCTTGAGCGTCATGCCCAACCGACGCCAGAACACGCGCTGGTAGTACGCGCCAATCTTGCCCATGGGCGACCAATGCTCATTGCTCCACGTGTGGCCACCATCATCTGACCAACGCAACATGACCTGCGGGTCGTCGCCTTGGCCATTGGCCAAGCCCGTGCCGGATTCACAATCCAGTTGCAGGCTGTGGTGGGCAGTACGCTTGAGGTTGTTCTGACCGCTGGGCAGGGCTCGCCATGAGCGCAGCCATTTTTGAGGCTCATCATAGTCAGCGTAGACATCCAAGGTCATTTTGTAAATGTTGCCATTTTCAAAGTCACCAACAATGGTGTTGCCAATGAAATTACATTGGCAGTTAGACCGATGACGAGTAAAAGCCCCGTTGTCCCAGCCCGCCCGCTCATGCCACGCTTGGGTGGCCACGTCGTAGACCCATGTGGCGTTGCCGGTGGGGAATGTCAGCACATAAAAGGCGTGGCCTTCTTGCTGGTAGGTGTAAGCCACCGCGTCTGAAATGTTGCCGTACTGAGCGATTGCATACTCAATGGCGTGGGTGGACACCCGCTGGCCGGTGTAGCCGTTGGCTCGGTAGACGATACCTTGGCCACGGGCGTCAGTGCCCAGCCAAAACAAACCGTTGTCCAGCTTGGCCACTGAAAACGCAGCCACGCAACCAATTTCGTTGAACGCACCTTGGATGCGGGTCAACGGGAAGTCGGCCAAGCCAGCGTCGTACCAGACTTCAATTGAGTCGGTGCCAAACATCCATGCTTCACGGTGGTCTATGTTGAT